AAAAGAAAAAAAGAAATAAAAGAACTGGAAGACGGACCACCTTGCTTGTCAACGTTGATGTCGCAGGGAATTCCGGAAGGCGGACGGGACAACACCCTGTATCAATACGCCGTGTACGCCAAAAAGAAGTGGCCTGATGAATGGCAGACAAAGATTGATCAATTCAATCATGAATCCATGGATCCGCCTCTGGATTTTAGACAGGTTCAAAAAACAATTTTACAGCACGATAAAAAAGACTACCAGTACAAATGCAAGGATCAGCCGATGGAAGGCGTGTGCAAAAAACAACCGTGTCGTGGAAAAAAATACGGTGTTGGAAATTTCTTTGAAAGCCAGCTCAGCGATTTAATAAAATATGAGAGTGATGATTCCATATTTTATTTGAACGTCGACGGACATCACATTAGACTAACCAATGAAGAATTTTATTATCAACATAAATTTAGGCTGGCCTGTCAAAACCAAATAACCGACACGCCGACAATGATGAGTTCACGAAACTGGGACGACTTAAAACGATCCTTACAGCAAAATGTGACCACTCATATAATGCCGAAAGAAATCAGAAAAGAAGGACGCTTTGAAGCCTTGTTGCACCAGTTTCTTGATGACCAAGGCGCCGCTCTGGTCATTGATGAAGTGAACATGGGCAAGGCGTTTTTTGAGAAGGGAAAAGCTTTTTTTAAAATGGACGCTCTTCAAACTTTTTTGGAGAAAAAACGGTTCAAGGACTTTAGCACGACTCGAATGACGGCGGCCATTCGTCAAATGCATGGTGATCATGTAAGACGACCGGTGAACGGGAAGACGACGTTCATGTGGTGGATTCCTTACACGCAAAAAGAGGAAAAATCCTTCGCCGTTCCGAACCTGGAAGAGAAGACGGAGTTTTAATGAGAGAAATAATATTCGGACCTCCCGGCACTGGCAAGACAACGCACCTGTTGCGCATTGTGGAACAGGAATTAAAAAATAAAGTATCCCCTAACCGCATCGGGTACTTCGCCTTCACGACGAAAGCGTCCGAGGAGGCGCTCAAACGAGCCACGGACGATTTTAATCATGATGCAAAAGACTTCACCTATTTCAGGACACTGCACAGTTTCGCCTACAAGGAATTGTATTTAAGAGAAGAGGACGTGATGAATGATGACGACTACGCGTTCCTCTCCAACAAACTGCAAATCAAGTTAAGCAATCCCAATAAAAAAATTAAATCGTATGGCGCCGGCCTGCCTGATGACATTTTCACGCGCATCATTGACCTCGCGAAAATCAACGGCATTTCAGCGCGCGCGCAGTTCGACAATCCCGATACCGGCCATCTGCCGGGCGGATGGCCGAAGCTGGACTACATTGAGCGCGCCATGCAGGAATACAAGTTCGGCGGCGAGTTTCCAAGACGCAAATACGACTACACCGACATGATCATAGAGTTCAATAAAAAAGACATCGACGCCCTGCCTCAGTTCGACGTGGTGATCATCGACGAGGCGCAGGACTTGAGCTGGCTTCAATGGCAGATGGTCAAGCGCATCTCCGAAAGGACGAAGAGGCTTTACATCGCCGGTGACGACGACCAGGCCATCTTCAAATGGGCCGGGGCGCGGCCGGAATTCCTGATCAACATGAAGGGAACGAGAAAAATTCTCAGTGAATCCTACCGTCTTCCATTCTTGATTCACAGGAAGGCGAACGACCTGATCCGGCGCGTCAAGACGCGCGTGGACAAGGAATGGTCGGCGAGGGACGCGCAGGGTGAGATCAACTACTACCCGAACGAACAACTGAACAAGCTGGCGCAGGGCGAATGGCTGATCCTGGCCCGCAACAAGTACAACCTCGACCTGTTGGAAGAGGGATTGAGGCTGGAGGGATATTACTATCAGCGCAACGGCTCAACGTCCGTGGACGCCAAGTCCATTCGTGCTATTAAAGCATGGGAAAAAATTAGAAAAGGCGGGGAGCTGGACTTAAAGGAAGTGAAGGATTTTTACTACTATCTGCTCGTGGACAGATCCGTCAACCGCGGACACAAGACGATGCAGAAGGCGGACAGGGAGAAGATGTATGACTACGGAGCACTGACCAAGGAACACGGATTGAACGTGCCAAGGGAACTGACGTGGTTTGAAGCGTTCGACAGCATGCCTCGTCTCAAGTCAACTTACATTAGAGCCGTGCTTCGTCGCGGTCAGAAAATTACTCATAACCCACGAATTAAACTGTCAACGATACACGGAGCAAAAGGCGGCGAGGCGGACAATGTCATGCTGTTGACGGACTTGTCCAAGAAGACGGATGAAGCATATTGGTTGAACAAGGACGAGGAACGAAGAGTGTTTTACGTCGGCATGACGCGGGCGAAACAAAGCTTGAATGTCATTCGATCAAAGTCGAACAGGGAATTCACGGAGGTTTTTTAGTGCCCATGTATGAATTTAATCTGTGGAACAGTCAGACCTTGAAGGAAAAGATTGTAAAGGAATTTCAAAATGATGATGAAGCCTGTGACTTCATTCAAAAAGAATGGAAGGACAGGGGCTTGTTCACCTGGTCAAGAATCACCGGACATGATTTCAACAACAGACCGCCGGTGAAAATAGAGCTGAGCGACGAGGACAGGAAATTAAAGAAGAAACTCAGAGACTCCATAACCTTTGACACGATTGACGAATGGGGAATGAATGAAATGAGTTCGAAAATCAAGGACGATTACGCCTGTCATCCCGACGCCACGGGATACACGGACAAGAAATGAAGAGTAACGACTTATTAAAAGAGACGATCAAGGTCATAACGGGCCCCAGGGCGAAAGATTATGGTGACAAACATGATAATCATGTTAACATATCAGAGTTATGGAGTAGTTATCTTGATCACAGGATTTCACCCCATGACGTGGCAATATGCATGGCCCTCGTTAAAATAGCAAGGTTAAAGCATAGGAGGACAAAGGATTGCTATATTGATATCGCGGGCTATGCGGCCATCGCGGCGGAGATTGAAAGCAAGAAGTCCAAGAAAGACGTGAGCTTCCTCACGGAAGGAGAAAGAAGAGGCAAGATGACAAAGGAATATGTTGATGGCTTGAACAAGGTCATGAACGAACTGGACAAGGAGAAAAATGTTTAAGCATAATTCGATCTACATGAAAAAATACATCTGGCCGGAAGAACGACTGCTTTCTCCTTCACGCATTCTTAATGCAACAAGTGATAAATCCTTTCTGGAAAAATGGCGTAAGAGGATCGGAGACGAGGAGGCGGATCGAATCGTCGCCCACTCCATCGCCGTCGGCAAGAGCATGCACTCCTATTTGGAGGGAAAGATAAAGAATGAAAGAGGGGACATACTGTATGACTTCAACCCCAACAAGAAGCTGGCGACGAAACTCGCCAAACTGATCATTACAAAAGGATTGAAGGACAAGTTGCAGGAAGTATGGGGCGTGGAGTCCCGCGTGCATTTTGGAAATTACTACAGGGGCATCGCCGACCTGGTCGGCGTCTATGAGGACGAGCCGTGCATCATTGACTTCAAGCAGAAGAGAAAAACACAATTAAAGAGCTATGACTCCATCAAGAATTATTTCACGCAGATGGCCGCTTACGGAATGGCGCACAATAAAATGTGCAAGACGAAGATCAAGAAAGGCGTCGTGCTGATCGCGACGCACGATCACAAGTTTCAAAGATTCGTTGTGGAAGGCGACGCATGGCGCATGCATTGCCGGGACTTTTTAACGCGCCTCAGAACCTGCATGAAGGAGGACTAATGACACAAGTGCCGTTATTTCAACCTCCAAGCGAATGGCTTCCGCCGGAAAGGCTTCCCGAACTGAGGGAGGCGAAGGAGATAGCCATTGACTTGGAGACGAACGACCCCGGATTAAGGAAGACGGGCCCCGGATGGGCGACAGGCAACGGCTACATCGCCGGCGTCGCCATCGCGGTCGAAGGATGGAAGGGGTATTTTCCCCTGCGTCACGAGGGCGGTGGAAACTTCGATGAAAAATTCTTCAAGAAGTCGCTGAAAGCCATACTGAAGCTTCCGTGCGACAAGATATTTCACAACGCCATGTACGACGTGGGCTGGCTCCGGCAGTGGGGACTGGAAGTCAACGGACGCATCATCGACACGATGATCGCCGCCCCTCTGATTGATGAAAACAGATTTAGATATTCATTGAACGAGCTTGGAAAGGACTATCTCAAGGAGACGAAGTCCGAGGCGCTTCTTTACGAGGCCGCCAAGGAATGGGGCGTTGACGCGAAGGCGGAGATGTGGAAGCTCCCGCCCATGTACGTCGGCCCTTACGCCGAACAGGACGCCGATCTGACGCTGCGACTGTGGCAGTACTTCAAGCCGGAGTTGATCAAACAGGAGCTCAGCAGCATTTTTGACCT